TTTTTCTTCTGATACTAATTTAAAAAAATCAGAAAGATCACTCATCGGAACCATTAAACATACTCATCGCCACTTCTGGACGATAATTATCAATTTTTTCTACTGCCTTTGCTGATAGGATATTTTTAATTTCATCACTAATTTGTGAAGGTGATTCGTCAGCGATGATTGCATTAATTAGTTCTTCCATGTTGTTTAAAATTATAAACTTGTACTATTTAGATCTCGCCTCCTTTAGGCATTTCCATGGCCTTTGTACTGGCCTCAGGTTCCGTTGGGACCTTGCCCATTTCACCCTCAATTGCTTCACCAGGAGGCTCCATAAGTGGTTGACCGGTTTCAGGGTCTACGGGGATTGATGGATCGGGAATGACACCTTCTTCGATTTCTTTTTTGATAAGAATATCTTGTTCAATAATTTCCTCGTCAGTTTGCCTTAAAACTTTGCGTCTTAGGTAATCCTGGGAGAAATATCGGCCAACATAAGGCTCGGCCATTGAGACCATGTTCAACCGTTCTGTAAGAAGTTCAGATTCTTTAAGTTCAGCAAAGTGATTATCATAAAGGAAATCAAATTGGATATGCTCTGACATTGCTTCCCAGTCTTCTGGGGTTATAATGTTCTTGAGGATTAGCTGGGTGCGAAGAAGATCAACAAATAGTTTTGAGAATCTTTTCCTTAGTCTCCCAACGAACTTTGAGAATTTAACCTCGTCTCTTAGGATTTCAGAAGACCTACCAAGATTAAACCCACTCTCGCCATCGATTCTAGAAGACGGGACGTTTAGGGACTTATAAAGTTTTCTTTGGAAGTAATTAAGATCGGTTAGTTCACCTAGGTTATTAGAACCAGGAAGAGTTGTCACTTCGGTTCCTCTTCCACCTTCTCTTCTAGGGAGCCAATAATCATCCATAAGACTCTGAAACCTTCGATCAGACTGGACTTCGCCTGTTTCAATATTATAATTTAGTTTATTTCGGTATCTCATCATTGTCTCTTTGAGATACTGTTCGGCCTTGACCTTGGGCATGTTACCCACATCAATATAAAAGATCCTTCTTTCAGTTCCCCTTACCATTCTATAGATGACGATACTATCCTCAATCATTCTTAGTTGATTAAGTGATTTAATTGCTTTATTAAGGTAAGAAAGCGTTGTATTTTTATTTCGATCAACTAGACCAGAAGTGCAATAAACAATACTATCTTTGGCAAACTTAATTGCCCCATCACTTTTGGCGGTTTCAGAAGAGGTTGCACTGATAGAAGTGTTGGTTAGTGGATAATTTGGTTTTGCATTATAAACAAAATACTCTTCAATCTCTGGGAAAGATTGTTTCATTGGGTCATTTTCACCCATTCGATTTAGGATGTTTATATTTTTTTCATTCTTTTTTGCCTGTCTTACGTACCTCATTTTGAGGCTGTCAATATACCTAAGTTCTTGAATTCCAAGTTCTGGCTTTTTAAAATCAATTACCTTATGATAATAAAGTCTACCATCAACATACCAGTTTCTGTAGATTTCATGGCATTTTTTATCAAAATCTAGAAGTTGAAGAATATATTTAAATTCGTCTCTTATTTTTTGCTTTATGCCGTCGCTTGCGTTTAGATTCGATAATTCTATCTGAACCGGACTATCATTAGAATCAGATACGATTGCCTCATTTACAATCTCTTCAATTGCCGAATCTACTTCTGGATGAAGTGACATTTCACGATACCGGCGGATTAGGTCATATTCGGTTCTATATACGCCTTCGATGTCAACATAAGATCCAAAAAAGCCAGACGTTAAATAATAGTCAACCCCATCCTCATTATTTTGAGGAATGGGGGAGACTGCCGATGGGCTTAGTTTTGTTGTATCATTAATAGAAAATCCAAAAAGTTTTGCCATAATTAAGAGTTAGGGTTATTCTATTTATTGGATCACGTCTCCACTTAAATTAGCATTTGTGCCGCCACCAGAAGAGGTATCTCCAATTTCAAACCATTGCATCTGGAAGTCTACAGTAAACCTTTCAATAGTGTTGTTATCAGCATAAGAAAGATCGATTGGACCAACAGAAGAAGGCCAAATATCATACAATTTATATGTTCTTAAAACTGCAGCATTATTACCATTAGTGTTTGTTTTTGAACTCTTTTCTGCACCTCTACCTAATTGTTTGACAAATGCATTAACCATATATGCATTTGGATCAGTGGCACCAGAAGCATTATTTAATTTACTGATAAGGTTGGCCCACTGCTCAAAAGCGGAACGGATATCAAAGTCTTCATCGTTGATAACAGTAACAGACCAAATATCAATGGTACGATCACCAGCAACCTTAAGGATTCTACCTCTAAAAGGAATATCAATAGGGTTTACTGTTGAGGCTGGCATTGAAGTCGCCTCACACATGAAACTAAATTTTTCTGATACAGTATTGGTCCAGGCACTTTGAAGTGCGGATGGAAATGCTGGAATGCTTACTTCAAATAGATTAGGCCTTGCGCCGCCACCCTGTAGTTTGCTTTTAAAATCGGAAATAGTGCGAAGTGTCATTTTTTAAGTCCTCCTTAGTTTGTTTTGATAATAATTAAACTCTACCGGTTACTTCTTCAAAACTTGCACTAGTTCTAGTGGCAACAAAGGTGAGAGTGACATAATTAATAGACTTGGCAGGTTTGATGAAAATGTCGGCCCTGAATTCAGTGTTATCAATAACGTCTGGGGTGTTATTGGTCTCATCACAAATAATCCTGAAGTCAATAATACCTCGCTTGGCCTGGACATCACGTAGATAGGGCTCTACAGTATTAACAAAGTTGGCGCGGGTAATATCATCGTTGAGTTCAAAGAGTTGGGCAGTTGCGCTGCTTTCAATAGCCTGTTCAACAGTGAGGAATAGTCTACGAACATTAATGCGATCAAAAGCAGATGCATAACCAAGAGCCGTCTTATCGCCAAAGAGGATTACACCAACCCCAGGCTGATTGATATAAGAGTTAATGCGCTGAGGATAAAGTTGATCTCTCTGGGCCTTGCTTGCGTTATATGCAAGTTTAATGGCATTATTAAGAACACCTCTTTGCTGACCAGCCGGGGAGAACCATGGGAAGGCAACAAGATTTGTCCGTACCATCAGACCTGCAGTATCCGCATTACATGCGACATAACGGAACTTGTTGTTGAAACGATCATAAGTGTACTTATAGTTGTCATCAAAGACAGCATAAGAAGAAGAAGTCAGTGGAGCGAAGAACTCTTTGATATTATCAGTTTGAGTATCAGAATTGGTGATGTCTACTACGTCGCCTCTATGAGGTGAAATTACCGCGATACAGTCTTTTCTTTGATTAGCAATGGAAATTAGTTCCTGGGCCTTTGCCTGGGACTCAAATTTATCGCCAAGACTTGGACCCATAATTAGATAATCAACATCGATTTCATCGCGGTTTGAGAACAACCTATAGGCATTGACTAGATCACCAAGAGTCGTGGTATAACCATCAGTAGGAGTGTAATTTTTACCACCAGAGAGGTTATAGGTTACATTACCAAGTGCAGAGAAAGTCTTGCCTTGGGCCGGGAGGTTCCATTGACCCTGAGCAGTTGAAAGGCCAACAAAACCAGAAGAGAATCCAGTCTGAGAAACTTTTTCGTTAGGATTAGTATTATCTGAAGGGTTATCGCCAACATAAACATAGTTAGAGAATTGGGCGATATAGGTTTTCCACCAGTTTCTCTGGGCTGGGTTAACCGCAGAGATTGAATCTTCGGCCTTTGAGAGGAAAAGATGCTTCTCAAGCAGATTTCCGGCAATTCCTGTTACGCTACCAGTATCATCAATAACCGCAACGTGAACCGCATCGTTTTTTGCATTACGATCTAGGGCGTATTGGGTTGAAACTGGCTTAGGTGCAATTGAACTCCAAAGAATTCGTGAATTGGTTAGTTCAATAAACTGGTTATCATACCAATCGCTTACTTCAGTAAGAGTATGGGAAGTAACAGCCGCACCGGATGAATTGATTACCGTTACGGTGTTTCCAGCGAGGAAAGAACCACCTTGATTGCGTTGCTGGTAATTTACGGGGATATCTGCAGTAGAACCGGCAGCAACCAGAGAAACAATTTTTACATCAAGGGTAGAAGTGCCAACACCAGTGATGATGCCTTTTAGGTATCCAGTAAAGGTGGAAGTTACGCCAATTCCAGGAATAGTCTGATTGACAATTGAGGCAGTAACACCTTGACCAACTACTGCGGCAGCCGCAACAGAAGTGGTTACGCCTAGAATTTGATCAGCCTTATCATCAATGATGGCAACCTTTAGATTATTTGCCCAAGTACCAGGAGTCTTGGCCGCGAATACGTAGTCTTTGGTGTCGTCATCGTGGTTTAGTTCATAATCATCAAAGTTTTTGATGGTTACACCAATACCAGCAGTAGAAACCCCAGCAGCATTTCGTACTGCGGTTGCGTTTAAGAGGTTTGAACCACTAGTTCTTACGACTTTTAGAACCCCACCATAAGTAAGGTATGAGGAAGCACTCATCCAGTACTCATACTGAGAATCAGTGGACTGAGGCTTGCCAAAGACGTTGATTAGATCTTGTTCGGTTGTAATATCTACTGCTTCTTCGACAGGTCCAATCGGGAAAGGACCGGCAATCGCGCCAATGTTATCTAGGACATTATTCGTTCTTCCAACTGTAAGATCAGCTTCCCTAATTAGAACCCCAGGAGATAATTGAGGTGTAGCCATGTGTACTCCCTTTAATATATTTGCTATTAATTATTTAGAAAAAAATAATGTTTAATAGTAATTCCAGAGAGCGGCTAGTTCTTCATTAGAAACAACACTCCAAATTTTATCGTCTTCTACAAAAGTTTCTTGTTGCAGACCATCTTCTAAAAACCCGATTGGGAGCATATCGTTCTCTTCATTGGCCTGTTTTTCCTGGAACAGTCTTTTTCTGATATCATCATCGGTGATTTCTTTAAAGTATTCGTTTGTCGAGGCCCAGGCAAATAATATCAAACAGGCAACAAGGTCATCATTTTTACCTTCCTCGGCCATAAATGAATTGGATTTTTGAATGAATGTGGATAATTCGTTAATCGTGTCATAATCATTGATTAATAGTTTATCTTCTTCGATTAACATCTTTAGGTTGATTGAGCCTAGTTTTTTGACGTTTTTAGACATTTTAACGCCATACTCAACCCTATTTCCACCAAAACCTTGACCTAAAACTTGCCCTTGTCTTCCTTTAATAAAACAGGTAAGTAAATTAGGGTATTGAAGGTCATAATGAAGAGCATTGGCAACCTGATCACCAACGTCATTGGTTTCACATAAAACAAACGCTTTATTATAATGGAGCCCGACGTCTTTAACGATGTATGGGAACATAATCGGTTTGATTGTATTGTCCCTGTATTTTGCGACCATTTTATAAGGCATTTTGGTTATGTCAATAACAGTAAATGCTGAATAGTCAAGATCAACCCCTCTTGCAACGTCAACCGTTATCATGTATTGATGTTCTTCTATTGGTTCCTCATATGTGTCAAGGAATTTTTTGGATTTTATTGGTTTATTATGTACTAGTGTTTGGAGTTTTGCTCCGGATATTAGGGTGTCTGATGATCCGAGGAAATCGCACTGAAACTCCTGTAAAAAGGCCTTTTCTGAGCCCAGGTTTGCAATAGTTTTCTTTTTCCATTCTTCATCCCTTCCGGGGACGTCATTCCAATTAATTTCTAATGGGATATAATCGTTTTCCTTCTTTATGGCCTCGTCCCACATTTTATAGAAAAGATTAAGACCATTCGGCGTGCTCACCATTATAACTTTGGATTCTTTACCAGAAGAAATGGTTGGATATACCGAATTCATAAAGTTTGTTGCCACCGCATTTGGCACGAACGCAAATTCATCCAAAAAGATAATATTATAAGAACCACCCCGAACGGATGATGCGGAAGTAGAAGCGGTTATAATTTTTGATCCATTTTCTAGTTCTAATGAGGTTTTATTCCAAGACTTAATACCTTGCTGCATCCAGTTGGGAAGGTTTTCAAAAGATACTTGAAGTCTTCCTAAGAGATCTTTTGCGGTTGATGCTTTGTTGGCTAGGATAGCAATTGAGATGTTTTCATTAAAAATTGCGTAGTGTAGAAGGAATGATACTGCCGTAGTGCTTTTTCCACACTGCCTGGGCAGTTTACAAATACTAAACCTATTTTCATGAAAAGTCGTAAGCATCTTTTCCTGAAAAGGCCACATGTCAAATGGTACAAGACCGTCATCAATGTTAACGATTTTAATATAATTTTTAGCAAAATAAACAGGATCTGAGGCACATTTTGCTAATTCTACTAATTGTTCTTGTGTAAATTCATTGGAGATATTTGCCCGTTTCAATAACGGGTTTCCCATGTAATGCTGTTGATTATCAGACATAATAACTAATTAATTTTCAACACTTCCAACGGCGTCTTGCTTTACAAATTGGTTTATCCGGGGTTTTAGAACAATCTATATTATGCATTTCTTGCTGACCTTTCGATCTAGTACAATAATTAATTCTTCTTTGTTTTCTTTTTCCAGATGGATTTTTCTCTGTTACTGCTGTCTTTAATTTTGAACCTGGGTTTTCTCTTTTATAAGCATCTACTGCCTTTTGACTCATCCCATCAGTTCTGTCTTTTTTATTAACTTTTTGCCAATCTTCACTAATTTCAGATTCTTCCTTCACCTGAACAATAGGAGTACTTGAATCCAACTCACAAGGCACGTAACTAATTACTCTTGCCTCTGGATAAACCTTATTTACCGCATAAGTAATCTCGTCTCTTCTAGGAGTTGCCAACTGGGGGAAGAACATCTGAACTGATAGGTGTTTACCTCTCCAATTAATAAGAACTCTAAGGACTTGACCAGTCTGCATTGGAAGACGAGTTGTTGCCTCATCTACTGTTTTACCCCAGTTATCTGCTCCAACTTTACGGCATTTAACCAATGCACCAGAGCCGTAGGCACTTGGCCATACTCGATATCTAGATTTTACTTTATGATAACAAGCATCTTTTTTTCCTTCTTTTTCTTCTAGCTCAGTTTTAACATAAGTTGGTTTTGCTGAACCAGTCTTTTCTGGTTGATTTGGATCTTTTCGATTTTTTCTTTTAAATGCTTTTTCTTCTTCCTTGTCTGACAACTCTGATACCATCTTAGAGCTACCACACTTTGGAGTGGATTTTTGTCCAGGCTGTCTAGCACAAGGAGCCCCAGCATGAGGACCACCAATCTGAACCCACCCAGGAACTTCTTTACCCGTTTTAGGATCTTTTCCACTAGATTTTTTAAACCAATCTCTTAGATTAGAATCTCCTGATTTTGATTCTTCATTCATCTCGGCACTTTTTTCCATTTTATTAAGCCTAGAATAATAATCAGGAATTTCGTCTAGATGGTGAAGTGCAATAGTTTCAGCCTCATTTTTGTCGCTGGTGTGCTCCATTTCAACTTTAATGCCTTTTTGCAATTGCTTTTCAAGTGATTCAATGGAGACTTTATGTTTTTTTGCAATTGCATTTAGCTTTTTTGGCTTTTTTGTGTCACATCCCGGCTTGTCGCCCATCATTTCGGCTAGGATTTTATCTACAAGAGAAGTTTCTTCTGGAAGTTGAGGGCCCCTTTTGGAAAGCATTGTTTTTGCAACTTTCGCTTCTTCTGGGCTCGGATTATTAGTTGCTTTTTGTTGTATTTTTTGTGTAGTTTTTTCTCTCTTCTGAACCTGAGTATGGGATTTTGGATTAATAGTGAATGAGGTATTCTCATCCATCTCAACATCAGACGAAAGATAATCCGCCGCGATATCTAGATAATCACTCGCCTTTGTAATTTTTGACTGAACCCAGGCGGGGATTTGTTGATCAGAAGTTTTAATGACTTTTTTTAGTTTATTAAGAGACTGGACAATTTTTTGCATTTCAACTTTTGCCATATATCCCTCATCGTCCATCTTCTTACCAGACTGAATTTCTTTATGATCTTCTGAAAGTCTTGCCATTTTTAATCTTCCTTATTCTTATTATTTATAGTTTTATTTGGTTTTAATTTTAATTCATTTTTTAATAAGGTCAAAACTTCATTAGTAGTCCCAACAAACAGGGCATTATTTGTAACGTTATTTGCGGTTTTTTCTTGTTCTAGGTCTTTAAGTTTCTTTTGAATATCCATCAACTTCTCGGCAGAATCGGTCACTGTCTTAATAAGTTGACCAACAACCTCATAGGCCCTAGGTGAATCAGTTTCTCTGGCTAGTTCTAAAATACTATCAATTGCTTCTTGACCCTTATCAACCAGAGAAGTCAAGGTTGCTCTTGAATACTCATAATCTTGTTTGATATCGGTTTTTTGAACTCTTTCTTCTTTTTTTGGTTCTATGGCCGTGGAAATAGTTTCGCTTTGAACCTCAATATCAAAGGCATCATTTAATTCTTTAAATTTTTTAGTCATGGTATTATGTAAAAGTACTTATGAAACCAAACAAATCATTTGGTGGAATTAGATTATTATCCACTGTAGTTATATTTAACACATCAGAACCAGAAACATGTAACTGGGCCTGGGTCTCATAAAGTCCTCTAATTACCTTGATTGAATCAGTATTTACGGTCTCAATATAAAGAGTCTCATT